AACGTATACAGCGTACATTGGACACATTCGTATATAACGTATACAACGTACATTGGACACATTCGTATATAATAAAACTTTAGTATATCGGACACCTTCTAAAGAAAAAATATTGATTTTCTAAAGAACCTTATATGCCTTCAGAAGCCACAAAAACCGGGTTTTGAGCCATTTTATGTCATTAGTTGGACACTATGTTGACTTTTGAAAAATAACGCTTCAGAATCGAAATTTGATATTTCCAAATTTTTTATGTTAAATTTTTTATTTTTGAAAATAAAGTAGAAAAAATTATAATAATATAAAATAAAATAAGACCTTTGTAAGGTCAATTATTTAATTCACTTTAAACACTACTATTATGACAAATGTAATGTCTTTTGAAACTGTTAAGGCTACACTAAGCCAAATTAAAGGTACAAGTTTTGTAGCTATCAATGGCTACACAAATGAACTTGGCGAAGTTCAAAACCAACTGATAAATGTCGGTTACAGCCTTGAAAAGGCTAAATCTGACGATTTCAATTATCTTATGTCGCTAAATTTCAGCGACAAAGATATGCTGCTTGAAACGGCTCGTGTTGAGCTATTAAAAGCATTCAAAATTGCTGATTATTTGCGCCATTTTAAAGCGGATGCAGATTTCACGCATATTGCAGGATTGGTTGTTCAATTCCTTTCGGGAATTGGCACTAAAGCTGACATAAACTGCACTGCTAAAGATGTTCAAACAGCCTACAACAGAAGCAAAGGGCAAAAATCTGCCTATGAAATCTTGGACAATGGGTTCAAGTTCAACCCGACAACAAACGAATATTTTGTGTTCGGGTTTCAAGTTCGGGACAAAGTTGTAGTCACCGAAAGCGAAACTGAAAAAACCGACACAAGGTATGCATTAACTAAAGCGAAAGACATATTAAGGTCTAAAATGAAAAGCGGTAAATTCCGCCAATTCAAAGTTTCAGCGATACATACGCTGAAAGCAATGGGTGAAACCATTGTAGTAAACGAATAACCAACAGCCCCGAAAGGGGCTTTTTTTTTGCCCATTGGACATTTTTTAGTATACCATAAAGCAATGTAGCATATTATCTATCGGGCAATTGAATGTCGGACAGATTTACACTCAGATGCCTACAGAACGCTCAGATTTGCCCTCAGAAAGCATTTTATTGGCATTTGGACATCTTATACCTTCTAAGGAAAAACAATGCTCCAGAATCGAAATTTGATATTTCCAAATAAATTTAGTTAAATTTTTTATTTTTGAAAATAAAGTAGAAAAAATTATAATAATATAAAAACAAAGTATATCTTTGTAAGGTCATTAATTTAATTCACTTTAAACACTACTATTATGAACTTCATTCTTAAATTCGGAAAGTACAAAGGCGAAAATTTTTCTAATACCCCTAAATGGTATCAGGATTGGTTGCTAAAGCAGGATTGGTTCAAAATGCCAACACAACCAACGCAACTTACAAAGTTGCAACAAGCGGAAAAAAACCTCTCGCAATTGAGTTCTAAACTCAAAGGTTGGGATGGTTATTCTCGCAAAGGCTATGCCACCGAAAGTGCATTATTCGAGGCTGAAAAAGCCTACGAAGATTTGATATACTGCGATTGTGGGAATCGCAAAGAACCCGAAGAATCTAATTGTGGTTGCGGTGGTGTTTGGGCAATATAACAGAAACCCCGAAAGGGGTTTTTTTATTGCCTATAGGTAATTTTTTAGTATATCATTTATTGGGGTTATCCGATGCATTCAGAACACTCAGATGCATTCAGAACACTCAGATGCATTCAGAACACTCAGATTTGCCCTCTGAGTGCATTTTATTATCTTTTGGATGTCATATACCTTCTAAAGAAAAATAATGCCCCAGAATGGAGATTTGATATTTCCAAATAAATTTAGTTAAATTTTTTATTTTTGAAAATAAAGCAAAAAAAATTATAATAATATCAAGATAAAGTATACCTTTGTAAGGTCATTAATTTAATTCACTTTAAACACTACTATTATGAAAAAGGTAACAATTGTTAGAAACAACTGCCTAACTAACTTAACGTACGATTATTGCCCAAACACCATAGGTGACAGAATTATTGTACCTATAACTTATAATAGGCAAATAACAATGGTGTCAGTAACTGTAACTGACATTATCCATTGGAAAGCATCGCCAAAGGGCGATGTATTAATTATAAAGGGAACATTTTACATACAAAAAAATAAACATATCGTTTCTCGCAAATATGTTGGCGAGAGCCGATATGAGTTAATAACACAAAAAAAAGAAATTGAAATTTCTTTTTTTTAAAAAAGTCCCCGAAAGGGGATTTTTTTTGTCCCTATATCAAATTGTCGTATATCATTCATCGGGGTTATCAGATACCTTCAGAACGTTCAGATGCCTTCAGAACGTTCAGATTTGCCCTCAGAAAGCATTTTATTGGCATTTGGACATCTTATACCTTCTGAAGAAAAATAATGCCCCAGAATCGAAATTTGATATTTCCAAATAAATTTAGTTAAAATTTTTATTTTTGAAAATAAAGTAAAAAAAGTTATAATAATATAAAAACAAAGTATACCTTTGTAAGGTCAATAATTTAATTCACTTTAAACACTACTATTATGACAACGCAAAAATCTTTAAAATCTGTTGATTATTATATCAATTACTATGGAACAAAAATTAAAATTCGTAACAGCCAGCAAGTATTAGCCCTATCAACTGGTGGGGGTGGGTACACCTATCACGATGGCTATTATGGTAGTCAAAGCTATGAATTGTATCTTCCAAATAAAGCAGATTTTGGCGATACATTAGTTTGTGTGGGTACAGGTAAAACAATATATGGCATCGAGATTGAATGTCATTTTGAAATGAATGGTACAAAACATCAAGTATTAGGATTTGGTATTGACCAATTATTTTCTAAAATCTTCAAAAACGATTAAATTTATCAAAACAGAAACCCCGAAAGGGGTTTTTTTATTGCCTATAGGTAATTTTTTAGTATATCATTTATTGGGGTTATCAGATGTCATTAGAACGTTCAGATGCATTCAGAACACTCAGATTTGCCCTCAGAGAGCATTTTATTGACATTTGGACATCTTATACCTTCTAAGGAAAAACAATGCCCCAGAATCGAAATTTGATATTTCAAAATAAATTTAGTTAAATTTTTTATTTTTGAAAATAAAGCAAAAAAAATTATAATAATATAAAAACAAAGTATACCTTTGTAAGGTAAATTATTTAATTCACTTTAAACACTACTATTCAATGAAAACTATCAATGATTTAAAATTAGCTTTATTAGCTCAGTATTGGGATACAGAAGAATCTAAAAACTTACAAGAAACTCACATCGAAGTAAGTGCAGATTCTAAAATAATCTACGGCACTATGATTTGCCGTAACGGATTAGGCAGTACATTTCATTGCGGTGTTTATACCGACATGGACAAAAAAGGCTTTGAGCATTTGTTTGAAGTTGGAAAAACAATTTTAATTGAACTATAAAATTTATAAAAAACTTTACACAATGAACAAAAACCCCTTTCGGGGTTTTTTTATTGCCTATAGGTAATTTTTTAGTATATCATTCATCGGGGTTATCAGATGCATTCAGAACGTTCAGATGCCTTCAGAAGCCACAAAAACCGGGTTTTGAGCCATTTTATGTCATCAGTTGGACACTATGTTGACTTTTGAAAAATAATGCCCCAGAATGGAGATTTGATATTTCCAAATAAATTTAGTTAAATTTTTTATTTTTGAAAATAAAGTAAAAAAAGTTATAATAATATCAAGATAAAGTATACTTTTGTAAGGTCAATTATTTATCACTATTAAATTTACTTCTTATGGAACACACAAATTTTAAAATCGGGCAAAGAGTTAATGTAGAAAGCATTAAAAAAGAGGGTAATTATTATTGCTCAGATGTAAAATGCACTAATGCCATATTTAACGGAATAAATAAATATGGTAGCATACATATTCATACTGACGCAAAAACTAAAAATTACAATTGGAATTACGTTACAGCAGGATGGTATTCACCTGAAGCTTATAGTATAACCCCTTCTGAATTTGAGTCCCTATAAGGGACTTTTTTTTTATGCTTATATCAGTTTGTCGTATATCAAAATCTGGCTATCAATTTTTCGTATATGTCGTATATGTCGTATATCAAAATCTGGCTATCAGTTTAGATTCAGATAGCCTCAGATTTACCCTAAGATAGCCTCAGATTTACCCCTCAGAACGCTCAGATTTGCCCTCAGAAGAAACTTTATTTTCTTTTGATATATAGAGTCATCTTTTGAGAGAAAATGGCACAGGCGGAAATTTGATATATCCAAATTTTTTGATCATTTTATTTTGAAAATATTTTAAATTTTCTTTTGAAATAATTTTGAAATGTCAACTATTATGCATACCTTTGTATAGCTAATTGATAGAGCATATCTCTGAGAGTAAATTCGAAGGTAGGATTAATCCAAACCTACCTCAGATTGAAATCTTCGTATATTATATAATCTGTCGTATATCTCGTATATTACAATTTGTCGTATACGTCGTATATTATACAATTTGTCGTATATGTTGTATATTACAATGCCAGAATTTTTTTTAGTTAAAATTGTTAAAAAATTTGGAATTTAAAAAAGTTCTTTTGAGGTAAAAATAAATTTGAATAATTAAAAAACTTGTTATATCTTTGTCTCAAGATATTTGCAAAGGTAGTTACGGCTACAAAAAATATTTTAAAAATTTAACATTTAAAATTTTGCCGTTTCAAAACTTTTGCATATTTTTGTACTTATTATTTCACTTTTAAACTCACTATTATGGCGTACACTAAAAATGCTAATGTCGAAGCTTCTGTTGAAGCTAAGATTACAGAACTATTCATTAACGGTTTGAAACAAGGGATTGTCGGATGGCAAAAGCCTTGGATAACATCTATTGTAGGCAATGTAGCTTATGACAGCGTATACACAGGTTCAAATGCATTTTGGGCGAATCTCCATGCATCTATGTATGGCGTTCAAGCGCACTATGCTACAGTTGCAGGTGCTGCAAAAAAGCTTGGCTACAAAAAGCAAGGTAACGGTTATGTCGATAGCAAAGGTGCTGCTGTACCTTTCCCAATTAAAAAGGGTGCGAAAGGTCTGCACCTTATTCGAGTAACACCGATAACAAAGGAATGCAAAGATGCCAATGGCAATCCTATCTTGGACAGCAATGGCGAAAAAAAGACATACAGTTTTCCAACTGTAAAAGGGTTTGTGGTATTTTCAATAGACCATTTAAATTGGGATATGTCTAAGTACATTCCCGAAGCGAAAAACAACCCAATTTTGGACAATGGCGAAAGCATCTTGAAAGGCTATGCAAATTGCCCCAAAATCATTGAATCGAATAGTGCTGCATACAGCCCACAATTTAACATATTGTATATGCCGAGTATTGGACAATTTGTAAGTTCCGATGCTTACTATCAAACCCTATTCCATGAATTGGTGCATAGCACTGGTAACATGGACAAATTGAACCGACAAGGTGTAGCGCAATTTGACCGCTTTGGTAGTCATCAGTACAGCTATGAAGAACTGATAGCCGAAATAGGCGCAGGAATGCTTTGCGAGTTGTCAGGCATCCAAATGAACGTTCAAAACTCTCAAGCATATCTGAACGGTTGGATATCGAAACTTGAAAGTGAGCCTAAGTGGATATTCAAGGCAGTCAACGAGGCAAAAAAAGCAGTTGAACTGATACTTGGACGTTCATTGGCAACAGCAGTTGAACCAACCGAAGCAGAAGCAGAATAATTATTCATCGGGGGGCGAAAGCCCCCCACAAATAAAAATACATATGAGAAAAATAATTCAAATGAATTTCGATCTATTTAATAGGCTATTGGACAAGCCGACAATTTCTGATCTAAAGATAGCTTCAGAAACTTTGAAACTGATAGCTGAAATTGCAGAGACAATTGAACTTGAGACTGAAATTTTTGAACATAGTGAGTCTGCACTTAGACAAAAGTTTTTGTTCTTAGCTGATGTCTATTTCAGACTTGGACACAGCCAGGATAAGCTATCGTATATGTCAAGCTTGAACTGATTTTTTCTTTAGAAAATAATTTGAATTTTCTTTTGAAATAATTATGATTATTCAGAACTAATCACTACCTTTGTTGGACACTATTAAAAATTGATAATTATGGCAAAGTCAGATTATAAAGCAAGCCAATCGGATTGGCAGTATGTAAAAAACATTATGGTTCAATACAATAGAACCTATGGGTTTGTTGATGTTATTGAAACCAATAACGGCAAATACAAGTTGGAATTTTTTGATTCCGACCCATATTTGGACAATTGTAATGCGTTCTATGTGACAATCAATTGTGTTGACATTATAATTGGCTCGTATGAGCCAGCAGATTGGTTTAAAATGCCAACACAACTTACAGAATAATCATTCGGGGCGCAGTATCCGACCAACTGCAAATATTAAACTCACTTTAAAAATTTACTATTATGGAACAGATTACAAAGGAACTCTATGTTTCCCCAATGTTAGACAGCAATTTGGACAAATATGGTCAGGCAGAAGACCAGTGCATTTGTTGTGGCAAACCAATGAAAGCAAATGATAAAAAATACGTTCATATGAATACAAATTGGTTGGCTGTTCATCCATCAATAACTGATGAAAAATGTCTTGAAATGACAGGTGCTGAAACACAAGGAATGTTTCCAATTGGAAATGAATGTGCCAAAAAAATGAAAGGGTATATAATTGAATGAAAATTCTGGGTGTAGCATCCAGCCAACTGCAAATATTAAACTCACTTTAAAAACTTTTACTATGAAAACTCAATTCATTTCAGCTATTGTTATCATTTTATTTTCGGCTGCTGCTGCTGTTAGCATTATGTGTGCAGCTATATTATTTGGTACATTTTATTCGCTTCTTTTTTGTGTATTATTCTTTATCAATATGCTGGTAGTAAGCCAGAGAATTCAGTATATCAACAGATAAAAAAAACATTTCAAAAGAAAATTCAAAGTATACGAAAGAAAGTTTGAATTTTCTTTTGAAATAATAAAACTAATCCTTACCTTTGTAAGGTCAATTAAATCACTTACGCACTTATTTTATTTCACTCACTATTAAAATTTTATAACTTATGACAGCATTAGAAAGAAAAGAGCAGTTCATTACTGAACTACAGAACAGAATTGAAGGTTGGTTAAGTGGTAATAGTTTAACCACTACCTTTACAACTTGCAAAGATGCACCCTCATTTGGTTGGTCTGTAGAGGAATTTATGTATATGCCTATCGTAGCTGATAGACTTAGGAGAAAAGGTTATTCGGTTACAAGTTCAGTAAATTGGGGTGTTACTGATTGGTTAATTGCGGTATAAAATTCATTCAAAAGAAAGTTGGTAATTTATTTTGAAATGCCAACTTTCTTTTTTAATTTTGTTTTCTAATTTAATTCACTCATTATTAAAAATGAAAGTTAACATATCAAAACTCAATTATAAGATTGAAATTTCAAAAGAAAATCAATCTGAGTTCGACAGAACGTTTGCTAAACTGAAAGAAACAATGTCTGAAAGGACAGCATTCGTTTTAGCTATAATAAAAATCATTACTTCAAACACAAAATAAAACTTTATGAAAAAGATTTTAATCGCATTATTTGTCGTTACAGCAACTTTTTCTTTTGGGCAATCAATTGATAGCACCGATAACAAAACAGTTCCTTGTGTACCCGATAAAATTCAATATGCAGTACAGATAGCTTCAACATCAAACCTAGAAATGCTGATGCAGAAACCTAAGTTTCATGAACAGGTTATTGATGCCTATGAATTTGAGACTGCTTGTCTGAAAGATGGAAAAATAATCTACAGAGTTTTAATTCCTTCAGAAGATTTAGCTGATGCCTATATAAAGCATTCATACTACAGACGAACAATGTTCAGAGACTGCTTTATAGTTACATTCAAAAATGGTGTCAGAATAAATTAAATTATTTCAAAAGAAAAATTTTGGGTTTACACAAAAGAAAGTTGGTAATTTATTTTGAAATGCCAACTTTCTTTTGTAATTTTACACTATATTTAATTTACCATTTAAATTCACTACCAATGAAATCCAAAAATGAAGAAAAACTTGTAATGTTCATAAATGGAATGCTTGTAGAGGTTCTATTACTTGAAACTTCACAGATTGCTCATCAAGCACCAAGCGTAGCCAATTGTGTTAAATCAAGCCAAAGATAATTACTTCACTATTAAAACTTACACTTATGAAAGATTTTCTGATATTAGTAGTACTAGTTGTTGTGGCTTATTTTCTGCTGCAAAATTTTGAAACTGCATCTGCATCTGCTGTAACACCAGACAACTACCAATGGAGCGGTGATGATACGCTCAAGGTAATGTTTGTCAAAGATAGTGCATACATTGTAAGATAAATTAAGGCTACCTTTATGGTAGCTTTTTTTTTGCGATAAGTATAATAGACTACCAAATGTAGATCAATAATTTTCTTTTGGTAGTCTATTTTTTTTGCGAATGATCATTAAATTTGTCCCAATTATAGTAATAATTTGTGACAATCTTCGATCTAAGACACTTTTATACCAGTCTGGGCTAAGATGTTACTGAATAGCTAAAAGCGTCTCAGATGGCAAAATTTTAATCATTAGAGTTATATCTGGGCAATCTGGGCAATCTGGACCTGGGTTCAAAAGAAACAAAGATTTTTCTTTTGAAAATTATTTTAAAATTTTAACTAAAATAATTTGGTAGTGTCAATAATAATATCGTAATTTGTACTCATTAAATCACTATTAAAACTTTAACTTATGACACTACAGATGAAATTAAACAACAAAAAACTATTCAATAGTTTTTGTAGCACCTTTAGAACCTCTGAATCTTTACTGGGTAAAGATAAAGAAACTTTGACAATTCAGTATGCGGTAATTGACAGATTTGAGGCTGGGCAAATATTAAACATACTGAGTGACTCAGTAATTAAATGGGAACTTATATAATAACTTTAAAAATTATGTTTATGAAAAAGAGTTCAAAGCAAGTTTTAAAATCTTACACACCAGCTGAAGATGAAAAGTTAATCTTCGTTAGAGAAGAGCAAGATTACAATGTATATGCTGTTTATAAAGATTATCTTTATGACAGACAAATAAAGATATCAAAATAACTTCTGAACCCCGAAAGGGGTTTTTTTATTCCTTATACCAGCTTGTCGTATATTCGATCTGAGACGTTTTTACATTTGGATCGAGGTATTAATCCAGACTGGAGTGAAAGTGTCTCAGATGGCAAATTTTAAGCGAATAGAGGCAAATCTGGGTTCAAAAGAAACAAAGATCTTTCCTTTGAAAATTATTTTAAAATAATTTAAAAATTTAACTAAAAATATTTTGTAATGCCAGCTATTATGCATACTTTTGTAACAGCTAATTGATAGTGCATATCTCTGAGACGAAGTTCGAAGGTAGGATTAATCCAGACCTGCAACAGATTGAAATCTTCGTATATTTCGTTGCCAGCGTGTTTTCGTATATTACAATGCCAGAATTTTTTTTAGTTAAAATTGTTAAAAAATTTGGAAATTAAAAAAGTTCTTTTGAGGTAAAAATAAATTTTTTTATTTGAAAAACTTGTTATATCTTTGTCTCAAGATATTTGCAAAGGTAGTTACGACTACAAAAAATATTTTAAATTTTCTTTTGAAATTATTTGTAGTTCTAATATCTTTTACTATCTTTGTACTTATTATTGTTTCACTATTAAATTTCATACACTATGAAAGCTTTCCTTAAAAAAATTGCAGGTGCTGTAGCAGAAGTGTCTGCATCTAAGTCAGACTATCTTTCAAAAATGAAAGAAGTAATTACAATGCTTCGAAACGTTGAAAGCAAAAAATTTGTCAACCGTTCAAAGGCTACAAAAATGACAGGTTTGTCGTATCTTGCTGGCGTAAATAGTTCAGCTAAGATTGTCAAAGGCGAGAAAAAAGATTACAATACCTTAGTAATGTATCTTGCAGCAGCAGATATGTCAGGTTTCAATATTTGTCCGCAAGCTACATCAGGCTGCAAACAAGCTTGTCTTGTTGAATCAGGTAGGGCAATGATGTTAACTGAAGGACAAGTTATTAACCAAATAACTTGGGCAAGACTGAAAAAAACTTGGTTATTCTTTTTTAACCGAAACTTTTTTATGGATTGGCTTAATGCCGAAATTAGTGCTGCAAAGTTTTTGTCTGCATCACAAAATAAGAACTTTGCTGTTCGTTTGAATGGTACATCAGATTTGAACATTAACTTGTTTAAAACTGATAGCCAGTCATTATTGGACATTCATTCAGATGTTCAATTCTATGACTATACTAAGATGCAAAAGCAATTGGACAATGCCAATGAGCATAGCAATTATGATGTTACATTCAGCTATGCAAATACCAATGAGCATAACAATATAGCTACAGCTATGTATGCATTGTCAATTGGACAAAAAATAGCTGTAGTCTTTGACTTAGCTTCTTTTGGTGGTCAATTCCCCGAAACGTTTTTAGGTTACGATGTCGCAAATGGCGATGAAACAGATTTGACGTTCTTGCAAGAAAAACAAGTCTTAGGGTTGAACTTGAAAAAAGTTCCTAAAAATCAGTCGGACAATAGCTTCATTGTGACTAAGGCAATGTACGATGCAATGTCGGTGGCAATGTAAGGGCAATGTAAGATTTTGGACAATGCCCCTGGAGATCGATCCAGGGGCACCAAAAAAAATCTTTTGAAACTGAAATTATTTCAAAAGAAAATTTGGAAATGCCAAAAGTGTTTACTATTTTTGTAGGACAATTTAATCGCTATTAAATTATATAGATATGAGACAACCTTATGTATGTTTGAAAGTAAGCAATAGAAATATTGCTGAAAGACTTGGGTTAATATATTATTACTCAACTTATGGAGAGCATTTAGCTCAAGGGCATTTTAACACTTATGAAAGCCTAAAGAAAAGTCTGCAAAGACTATTGGACAATGCTACGGATAATACTGTAGAAATTACAAGGTCTCGCAGGGGTGAATGGGGTCAGTGGTTTGAAAGATGGGAATTAGTAGATGGAAAAAAGAAAATAACTAAAAAAACTTGGTTGTAATTATTTCAAAAGAAAGTTGATGCTTCTCTTGGAAATGTCAACTTTCTTTTTTATCTTTATACTTATTATTCACAAATAAAACTAATATTATGAAAACTTACAAAGCTTGGACACGCAAAGCAAACACTAATGATTCATTTTGCACACAAGAGATTAAAGCAAAATCTTTAAAAGAAGCAAAACTGTTTATTATTGAAAGTGGCAGAGAAATTCTGCGAGGAACTAAAGTTTATTTGTACTAAAAAATTATTTCAAAAGAAAGTTCAATTTGAATTTGGACATTTTATTTCACTATTAAACTTAAAACTATGTTACACAAAAACGTACAGAAGTTCTTGGACAAACATTATAAAAGAGTTGTCCAGAGATCTTCAGCAAACTGGGGAGGAAACCCAGTCTGGTCTGTGAAAAGCGATGGCGATACAGAGGGAACTTTCATCTATCAAGATGATGATAACAATTTCATTCTCTTGAATAGGACAGAGACCGATGAAGAAACGATCATTGAAGATTTATTCGTTTATGTCATTGGAAGTGGGACTATAAAAAATTTAATTCTTTCAAAATAAAGTTGGAAATAAATTTTGAAATGCCAAAAGTATTTTCTATTTTTGTTGGACATTATTTTATTCACTAATAAAACTTTAAAAATTATGACAAAAGTAACAAAAAGACAATTAGTTGAAAAACAAATTGAACTATCAAAAAGAGTTATAGCGTTAGCAAATATTAACATTGTAACGTGTGGGAATTGTGGGGAGGTTCTATTACACGATATAATGGACAATGAAATTGAGTGTGCGTATTGCAAACACACATTAGAAATATCTGATTGTCCCGACCTTTTTTATGCGGATTGTGAGCATAATGCAGAGTTTAACGAAGAATAAATATTATTTCACTCACTAATAAAATTTTACATTATGAACATGAATTTTGAAACGCTAAAAGCTATTCTTGATGACATCCAGCAGGACTTAGCAGATTACCAAAACCAAAAAGGTATCGGCATGATGGACGATAACCAATGGGCAGATTTATTTATAGAAAGAGTAACTGCTTCAATAACCACCTATGAAGATTTGAAAGAAAAATAAATTATTTCAAAAGAAAGTTGATGCTTCTCTTGGAAATGTCAACTTTCTTTTGTATTTTTGTTGGACAATTTTAATCGCTTACGCTCTTATTTTTAAATCACTATTAAACATTATCACTATGGCTCTCACTCAAAAGCAAAAAGAAATTGCAGACTTTTTAGAATCTTTGGTTGGTCAAAGGTTTAATATGAAAACATTGACAGAAAGTTTGTCAAAAGCCTTTGATGAAAAAATTGAAGCTGAAATCGTCAACGAGGATGACGAGACAAATACTATAACTGATTGGAACATAATGTTCAACAGCGAAAAGGAAAGTACCTTTGGATACTTTGACATATATATGTTAAAGATGAGAAATGACAACCTCGATGGTTCTAATTTTTATGTAACCGAAGTTGGTTACGAGTTTCAATAAATTTTCTCACTATTAAACATCATACTTATGGAATTTTACACAGATGAATTGACACTTGATTTCACAAGCTATGCCCAGCTGTCTTACTTGGACGAGAATAATGAAGATATTATATTGTTTCTCAATGGAACACCAGTTGGATATATAATGGTGTACACAGATACTGGAAACGATAACAGAGAATATATTTGTGTCAACAATGAAATGATTTACTTAGATACCATAGAAAACAATTAAAATTATTTCAAAAGAAATCTTGGATTTCATTTGGAAGTTCGAGATTTCTTTTGTAATTTTACATTATATTTATTTCACTATTAAATTATACTATTATGTTTACCAATGAAAGCTTTTCTGTTATTTCAATAACAGAAATTCCAAAAGATGTATTGTTGGAAGGAGTTATTAAACTCTTAGAGGGGAGAGAAATGTATGTCGATACAGATTACGAATTAGAAGAAAAAATTTATAGTGGCGATGTTTTTGAAACCTTATCTTGTGAAGCCGTTTATAAATATTACCCTTTAGATGTTGTCTTACAACTTAATAACCTTGCTTCTGTTATTAAAACAGAACTCATAAGAATAAATACTGTATGAAAACATTTAATTTGTTTTATAAGAACATCAAGTTGAACAGAGTTCCTTTGACTGAAAAGGAAGCTGACAATGAAATTGGCTTGATAGTAATGAACTATGGTTATAAACCTGCAAAAATCCAAATTTATGAATAGGACAATTTTCAATTATGTATTGGTTCATGTTGCAAGAACCTGGGAAAGAATTAGAGTTACAAGATCTAATCAAGAAATGCCGTTAGATAATATTGCTTCAGTTGAAGCAATTGAACAGATTGCTACTGAAATCTATAACAATGATATAGTGCAAGGGTTTCTCAAAACCGATGATGATGACTATTGGTACAATACAACAGATACAATGAGCGATATTTACATAGAAGAAACCGCTACCAATTTGATTACTGAATATTATTTGTAATTCTTTCAAAAGAAAATTTGGAAATGCCAAAAGTATTTTCTATTTTTGTAGGACAATTATTTTATTTCATTCACTATTTTAAAACTTTATTATGAGAAAGAAACTTATTGAAGCAATTTTTGATTTTTCTTCAGACGAAATCGAAACAGTTGAAGATGCGAAAGAATTCGCATTGATGTCTGAAGAAGAATTGGTGGATGCCTTAATAGACATCACAGAGTATTTTAGAAACCAAGTAAATGATATGGATTGTTAAATTTTAATTATTTCAAAAGAAAGTTGATGCTTCTCTTGGAAATGTCAACTTTCTTTTGTAATTTTGTTGTACAATTATTTTATTCACTATTTTAAAACTTTAAAGATTATGGGACTTGATATGTATCTGACAAAGAAGATTTACATCGGTGCGCATTATGACCACCGTAATGTTGAAGCTTCTGTTGAAATCAAAGTTAATGGCAATGTCATTAACATTAAACCAAAAATGATTTCGGAAATTCATGAAAGTGCTGCATACTGGCGCAAAGCAAACCATATCCACAAATGGTTCGTAGATAACGTTCAAGATGGCGAAGATGATTGTGGAGTTTACGAAGTAACCATTACCCAACTAAAAAAACTTATTGCCCTTTGTGAGCAAGTGTTAGAAAAGAAAGATAATGCTTTCAGTCAGGAAAATTTGCCCACACACGCAGGTTTCTTCTTCGGTGATACAGAGTATAAAGCGTACTATTACGAAGATGTTGCAGACACAATAAAAATGCTTTCAGAAGCTATAGAGGGTGTCTTTGAGAATGACTATGAAGTTTCTTTTGAATACCATTCTTCTTGGTAAAATATACAAGGGCTTCATTAGAAAGCAAAAAAAGTTTTGAAGCCCTTGTTTTTTTCTAAAGAAAAATTTTGAAATGCCAAATGTAAGTTGTATCTTTGTAAGGTCGTTTAATTCACTCACTATTAAATTTTATTTTCTTATGAAATTCGTAACACACAATAAGTCAAACATTGATGTCAATGGAACTCATTTTCAAGGTTACATTGATGCGGAGTACAGCTTACTTAAAAAGATTTTCGGAAAACCACAATCAGACGAGGGATATAAGACCGATGCTGAATGGTATATTCAATTCGAAGATGGTACTGTTGCCACCATCTATAATTGGAAGAACGGCAAAAATTATCTTGGCAGAGAGGGTACAGCCAAAACAAAAATAACCCATTGGAATGTTGGAGGAAATTCTAAGGAAGTTGTTGAAAGAATCCAAGAGGTATTAAAAAGCAATTTAGTTCCATCCATATAGTGTTTTAATTAGTGAAGTGGGGGGCGATTTCCCTTTGGCATTTGCCCCCTTTTTTTTCACACTAAAATTGAAAGATTAGGTTCTGCAATTTTAATGCGCAATAATTTATTAAAGAACATAGAAAGGCATTGATATTCTGCGTATATCTGAGCATGTAGACAAACTGCTCTTTTTAATGCACCACAACTCACTTAAAGTAGTGAATGTCTTATTAAGATGTGAAACTACCTGATTAATAAGACTGTTACACAAGTCAGAATGAATTACATAATGTGAAACCTGTAAAGTCTTCAGGAACAGTACAAGGATGACAACCTTGAGTATGTAAGTTAATCAGTTCCCAAGGGTGAGCAGTTGTAATCTATGAGGTATAAAACGAAAACCTTCTAATGAATAGTGTGTAGAAATACAAGCATTATTTAGTATTACAACTGAGTGCAGAGGGAAGATGAAATAACAGGCACTCATACAGATGGCTGCAGGATTACATTATCGCTAACTGGAGAGCAAATGTTTGATTTGTTTGAAGCAAAAAGAAAATTGAATGGATAAACTAATTGATAGATATTGGGAGTTAAGGCGTGAAATAATTAATACGCCACCAATTTATTTTTTAAAACTAAAAAGACTATTTCGTGAATATAAAGAAGTCAAAGAAAAAATCGGGATTTTGTTTATAAAATAAAAAAAAAAGGGAGTGGGAAACCCTAAAGCCCGTATTTTTTCACACTAAACCCATTGCAGGCAAAGCAGCATTGAAAAATTTTATTAACATTTAAATCTTTACTACTATGACTGCTACATTCATCAATTGCACCCCACACGATATCGTTTTCAACGATGGGACAGTATTTGTAAAATCTGGGACTGTTGCAAGAGTTTCTGCGACATTCTCTGAAATAGAAAACGGAATTTGTTCCCAAGTGTTTGGGACAGTTCAAGACCTGCCCGATTCAGCAGAGGGAACTTTCTTTATAGTTTCAGCAGTGGTTCTGACAGCTGCAAAGCTTCAAGGGAGAACTGATTGTCTTGCACCTGCAACTGGACATCCAGCTGTTGTAAGAAATGAAGCTGGACATATAGTTTCAGTACCTTGTTTTGTACTTTAGGTATTAGTATAATTTTGAGTTTTCGGAGGGTTCTTAAGAAAATTAAAATTTTTTCCTTTGAACCCTTCTTTTTTAAAAAATAAAGTTGTACATTTGCAATTAAAATATTTATTATGCAAGTAACAGAAGTTTCAAATCGCTGGAATGAGTTGACCGAAGATGTAAGATGCATCTGTATGGAATACACCAACTCCAAAGGAGAATCAGCACAATACCTTATAGATATCAAGAAGAATGTCTATGAATGCATTGGACATGACATCAATACACTTTCAAACCTTTCTTTTGAAGAGCAGGTTTATGAAGAAGCTAGACAAGAAATTCTTCAGAAGATTATGTTTCCTAAGAAAGCTTCTGAGGACTCCAATTGGAAGGACCCTTATGAAAATATCGGGGTTGGACTACAAAAGAAGGATGACAAGTTGTACTTGTTCGGGTTCCTTGAATCCAAAGAACAAATATCTGAATCTACTAAAGAGGACACAAGAAGACCCCTCACAAAAATAAAAGATGACATCAGATTTAACTATATGCAAAGCACCCAATTTAGAAAATTTATAGTTTCTGAAGCCAGATTATTTTCTGGCACCAAAGTTGGTGATACACTTTTTATATAGTTGGATACTATTTATAATATGATATACAGCCACTTATGAAAAAATCAAATAAAATTCTTGAGAAAGCTTGCGGTTCTGGTGCAAGAGAAGTCTATCTGGAGAAGCATCCGCATGGGTTTTATGCGATTAAAAAAGTCCATAAGAACGCTAAAAAATACAATCGAAAACAAAAATGCTCCTGGGAATAACTCATAAGTTCCCAAAGAAAAAGTTCTTATAGTTTAATAGTGAATTGCCCTTGGGAAGTAGTGAGCCCAAGGGTTTTTTTATTTAAAACAATTTTATTATGAAAACAATTTTTACTTCTATTTTTTTATGTATTACATTGATCGCTGCTGCGCCAAAAAATTATGCGCATTCAATAAAGGTACCTCTTCCCATTGAAATTGAACACTCAGATGTCAAAGAGTTGCTTTGCAAGGTTCCTGATGTTGAAAGGGAAGAGTTTGTCAAAGTATTGAAATCTTTTGGTGATGCCAGAAAATTGGATTGGAAATTCTGTTTGCTTATAATGTGGGGTGAATCTGGTATGGATCCAAAAGCTGATGGTGGTGGCTTTGCTGGACTTATAATGTTTGGTGATCACGCAAGAGAACTTTTAAAGGTTTCTAAAGAAGAGTTGCTTCAAATGAATTATGTTGAACAAGCCAAAGCAGCTGTAACAATCTGGGAAGCAAATGAAAAGTTTTCTGGTGTCAAGCTTAATAGTTTTATCAGGTTGGAAATGTCAACGTTTCTGCCAGCATTCATAAATCATCAAGGCAACCCATATCCAGCTTCTGAAATCATCAGAACGCAAAATTATCCACTTTGTGATGCAAGTGGGCAACTTACAAAGGAAAGTATTTTAAACTTCGTTAGAAAGAAAATAAACTATAACGAGGAACTTAAATACTTCAGAGGAAGAATTTAAAATTCTTTTGAAATAATTTTGCATTTCTTTTGGAAATGTGAATTGCTTTGCATATCTTTGTAGGGTCAAATATTTAATTCACTTATTAAATTTTATTTTATGAATATTATTGAAGAATACCAAAAATTTTGCGAAGAAAAAAATATCTTCTTTAGCATTGAAAACAAAGTAAATCCTTATGACAATACAACTTTGTTTTGCCCTGCAGGAATGCAAAAATTCAAATGTCAATTCAAAGATAGCGAATATAAAAATACTGTTTCAAATGTTCAAGCTTGTATTCGAATGAATGACTTTGAAGAAATAGGCGATTTATCCCATTTGCTCTATTTTAATATGATTGGGTTATTCTCATTCAGAGAGATGTCTATTGAAGATACTATTATCTTTTGGGTTACATTCTTAAAAAAAATAGGTATTACACCCGATTATGTTACAATTCATAGTGACAGAAAAGAGTGGCTTGGATATTATAATCAACTGGGCATTGAGGATGTAATAGTAGACGATGAAAACTGTCATTGGAGCGATGGTGAAATAGGAGGTTATTGTACAGAATTTTTTGTTGATGGTATTGAAATTGGTAATATTGTCAACCCACTTGATAATTGTATTGATGTTGGATTTGGGCTTGAAAGACTTGAAATGTTTGTCAATGGTAAAAAAATAGATAAAGTTGAAACACTCAAAGATACGGCTCTAAAAATTATAGAAAGTGGTTATATACCCTCTAATCTAAAACAAGGTTATGTTTTACGTAAAATACTTCGTGAAATATACAAGTGTAGAGAAGTATTAGAACATGAGTTTTTTAATAATGAAATTGAACGCCAAAACAAAATTTTGGAACGATATAACAGATTAAAGGATAAACATTCTAATAAGTCAAAAGAATGGTGGTATGAAACTCACGGAATCGACTTAGATGAAATTTATTGAAAATTATTTCAAAAGAAATCTTGGATTTCATTTGGAAATGTGAATTGCTTTGCATATCTTTGTAGGGTCAAATATTTAATTCACTTATTAAAATTTATTTTATGCAAAGTTTTTCTGATTTTATGGAAAATGGTAAAATAACTATCGAATGTTGGGGTTGGTTAAAAAATAATACCGATTGGTATTACCCTGAAAAAGAGGTGGATTTATCCGTTTATGATAATGTAGATTTATTATCTACATCACATTATGGTGATTTGTTTTATGCTTATAATAATAATGATAAAGAAAATGGCAGATTATTCCGAGGTCGATGGAATAAAGGAATTCGTTAATGTAATAAAATTATTTCAAAAGAAATTATGAAATGTGAAAAGTATTTTCTATTTTTGTACTACAATTAAATTATTTCACTATTTAAACATTAAGATTATGGAAACGATTAACTTCCCGAAAGATTTGGATTACGTTAGAGATTTGGCTATTGAAATTGTTGACTCTCTTGTAGAAGAAGGCATTGTAAGAAATTGTATGGATACTGATGACGAAGAAGAGTTTATTACACAAGATATAATTGTGGATATTCTCTGTAGAAAATTCGGAATCTCAAATGATGATGCTGATGAATGGGTTCGTGAAATGTAACTTTTAAATTATTTCAAAATAAAAATTTTGGGTTTACACAAAAGAAACTCTGAATTTTATTTGGAAGTTTGGAGTTTCTTTTGTAATTTTACATTCTATTTATTTCACTATTAAAATTTATACTATTATGGAAAACTTATTTCTTCAAGCAATGCCAATTTCTGAAAGAACTGAAATTGATAACATTAAAGCAAACAAAGATTTCGCAAGAAAATTAGCAAATGACCTTTCGAAAGTATTTCAAATAAATTTGCAAATCAGTGATTCTATTGATTCTTCACAAATTTATGTTGGAACAATGAGTCAAAGATTTAATTGCCCATACTTTATTGCTAAAAAAGATGGTGTCATATTCAATATGAATGTATTGGGGTATAGAGGTGAGTCGCAACTTTTTGGAAGGCTGTTAGGAGATTTATATGAGAAATATAAAGATTCAGCTACAGCAGATAATAATTTCTTAAATGAGAAAAGTGGGCATGGTAACGTTACGTTTAGAATACAAATTCCCCTTCAGAATTATGATGATGTTCTAAAGGATATTCTATCATTGTTTAAATTAAATAGATACGCCAAAGTATTTTAAATTATTTCAAAATAAAAATTTTGGGTTTACACAAAAGAAATCTTGAATTTTATTTGGAAGTTCAAGATTTCTTTTGTAATTTTACACTATCTTTAATTCACTATTAAAATTTATACTATTATGGAAAACTTATTTCTTCAAGCAATGTTGGATTCTGAAAGAACCGAAATTGATAACGTTAAAAGAAACAAAGCATTTGCAAAAACATTAGCAAATGACCTCTCAAATGTATTTAGAATAAATGTTGAAGTACACGACTACAATTCCTATTGCACTATTCATTTAGGCAAAATAGGTCAAAGATATGAAGTGCCTTCATTTTACGCTACAAAGGATTCTGTTAAGTTTAAAATGAAAGTATTAGGTTATAGAGAAAGCACTCAATTTATTAGCTTAGGAGAGTTATATGAAAAGTATAAAGAAACCTCAAAAGCAGATAAAAACTTTTTAGGGGATGGTACTGGGCATGGTTACGTTGAATTTAGTATAAACATTCCTCTTGAGAATTATACAGATGTATTGAGAGATATTATAAAACTCTTTAACAAAGAAGATTACTCAAAAGTATTTTAATTTATTTCAAAAGAAATTTCGGATTTCATTTGGAAGTTCGAGATTTCTTTTGTAATTTTACACTATCTTTAATTCACTATTTAAACACTTACAGCTATGTTAGAATTATTTTTAGAGCAAATTGAATTGGCTGACAACACTACCAATGACAACACCTTTGATATCTTTTATGATGTCAACACAAAACTGATTCACGCATTTGAAAATGATGCAGATGAACCAAGAGAGTTTGTTTATCGCTTGAAAGGTGAGCAGGATGATATTGCAAGAGAACACAGACAAGAAATCTTAGAATATTGCTTGGCAACCGTATTGTCAACAGATGAAGTTGGATTGGGGGATATTTTCGTACATGGGAAATTTATTGAAAAAGTAATTATTACAAAAGAAATTTCAAAATAAATTATGAAATGTGAAAAGTATTTTCTATTTTTGTACTACAATTAATTCACAATTAAAATTTATACTATTATGACAGCTATGGAAAAAATTATGAACTTGCCAATTGGACATTCTATTGATTGGAAATTCGGGTTGATTACTCGTGATGTTTACAGAATGTCTGAGGACAAATTTGACATCACAGAAACCTGCGGTGGTTGGGTAAATGCGATTGTTAGCAAAGAGACAATGCAAGGCATATTAGAGGGTAAAATCTCACTACTTGAGTTGGATTGGTTTTAATCACTTTAAATTATAACAGCTATGAGAAAGGTAACTTATTATGCGACTAAAAAAAGAGTCTTAGAATTCATAGAGGTAGAGAAGCATGCTTTCAAATCTAATGAGAAATTTTTAAGACAGATAAGAAAGTATTTGATAGACCTAAAAAAGTTTAACGGAGACAAGCACAATGTAAACCAAATCAACTTTTACAATGCAGTAGAAAAAGAATTATTAAACATTTATTAAACTATAACAGCTATGGAAAATTACAAAGAAATGTATGAGCAATTACTGGCTGAATTTCAGCAGTACAAAAAAGAATCCATCAAGTGGTCTGTGCAGGATTTTATAGAATATAACGATTCGGCATACACCATAGACAAAGAAGCAGCGCAAGAGGCTTTGGAGGATATGATTAAGCATCATGATGCAAGTTATGGCATAACTTGGAATGATGTGGCGTATTATATTGAAGAATACGGAACAGAAAAAAAATAATATTATTTCAAAAGAAAGTTGATGCTTCTCTTGGAAATGTCAACTTTCTTTTGTATTTTTGTTGGACAATTTTAAATCACTTATTCACTATTAAAACTTAAAGATTATGCTAAAAGAATTTAAAGAACTCAGAGAGTTGATTGCCAATCCAAATGCAAACAAAGATGTACACTCTAAAGAAGTATTAGCACAGATGGTGCTTCTTGAAATCAAATTGCTTGAAATCCAAAACCGAATGGATTGTGCAAAGAAAGTGTTGAGTGAATTACACGCTATCATTCACAATAGTTCTGCCGAAACACTTTCGGGAATTTCGATTCACTTGAACATGGATGAATATAATAGAATGCATTATGCAACTAATGACATTGAACATTTGCTTGATATGGACAGCGATTATTGTGTAAAAGAGAATTGGCATAATATGTTTCCCCCAATAGAACTGCCAAACATCCTCAGAGAAGATTTTGTCGCTTGGGACACAAAGAATAATTGTCCGAAGGAGAGTTTGGACATTGTCTATCATTACACCTCGCTGATTGAGTTAATGAATAATAAGATGCAACTTGAGGAGGATGAGGAATTTGTCTGTATTAAAAACATTCCTTTGAGATGGCAAGTTCTGTACGATGCCGAAATCGAAAGAAACAAATAAAATTATTTCAAAATAAAAATTTTGGGTTTACACAAAAGAAATCTTGGATTTCATTTGGAAGTTCAAGATTTCTTTTGTATTTTTGTTGGACAATTTTAATCGCTTACGCTCTTATTTTTAAATCACTATTAAAACTTTAAACTTATGCCGAATTGGTGCAACAACTTTACTTCTTTCAAAGGAAGTTCGGACAAAATCGAAGCTTTGACCAATGCTATTAACAAAGCTGCTTACACAGAAGAAAGATACAATGAAGGTCAAGCCATACACAGCGAGAATATAAAAAATGGTTACTTCTGTTTTATCGTTAAAGATGAACCAAATGAAATAGCTGATGGGACAGAATTTTCAATAAGGTATATGACTAAGTGGACACCTAATCTTGAAGATTTGGCTATACTCTGTAGAGAATATGGTTTGGATGCCGAAACCGAGTTTGATGAAGATAGCTGTGAGGTATACGGAACAGCAAAGGTTTATGCCGATGGGACATATAACGTAACTTATGTGGAACAAGAATTTTTGGACTTGATTTATTGGTCAGAAGAAGATGATTTGTACCGTTACAATGACAATGTGTATGAGGTTAAGCAAGACATCATAGATTTTGAATATTCAAAATGGTTGGAATCTAAGAACAATATTTAAATTACTATTAAAACTTTAAAGACTATGAAAAATTTCAAATTAACAGAAGAACAATTCGTTCTCCTAACGGCAAATACTTTGACTCTAAGGAACACTTATATCTATGAGATGGACAAAGCTGAACACCAAGAGTTGAAAGATTACTACCAAAAAGAAGTTGATAAAATCAACGACCTTTTCGACCAGTTGAATGATAAATTCAAAACTAATTTCTAAAGTTGATCGATTTATTGTACAAAAATAACTTTATTATGGAAAAATATTATATATTAGCTGAAAAAGCTTTCGGACAATTTTATAATGGCATACCTGCGCCAATTGGAGAAGATGAATACCATGTTTGCCATATTGCTGCAACCATTATGATGACAAGAGATAAAGTTCTGTTAGGTGGAAGCTTTGTTCAAGCAGTTATCGATAATAACCTTGAACAAGCTCTCAACAGAGCAGATTCAGTCTGCATAAAAAACTTGGTTTTTTTCGTCTACTGCAAGAATTTTGTTCATCTTTAACATTGGACTTCCAAAAGAAATTTTGAATTTCTTTGGAAGTTTGAAATTTCTTTTGTATTTTTACTATCATTTCACTATTAAAATTTAAAGCTATGTTCGTTTTCAAAGTTATAACAGCAATCTTTTGGTGGGCAATCAGCTTTGTATGGGCTTTCGATATTTATGATGCAGTCAGCGACCAACCTATATTTAGAGAAATAGTAGCCTTATTCTGCTTCGGATTTTCAATCTGCTATGGACTTGAAACTATATTCGCAAGAAGAGTCAGATGGTTCCAATTAATACTTTTTGTAACATTATTTATGATTATGTCCGCTGCAGGATGTAAACATTAATCTTAAAACTTAATCAACATGAATTATCAAAATTATTTTGACACTCTTAAGGAACAAAAAACCATCGAAAGAAATTATAAACTTTCTTTGGAAAATTATAAGAAGGAAGTGATCTATCAATCGTATTGTGAAGTTATTGATTTCTTATACTATGTACATCAACAAGGCTACAGAAATCCTAAAGGTACCCCCTTGAATGTATTTCTGGACACGCCAGAAGATTTAAAAAATAACTTGTTCCACAAAGTTCAAGGGACTAATGGAGGAGAACCTCTTTACTTGGACAGGGAGATAAGCTCATTCGTAATACTGTACAAAGATAATGGAATCCATATTGAATGCTCTAATCATAATGGATCAAAGATCTACTTCACAACAGTCGAAGCATTCATCAAAAAAATCTCTGAAAAAATCTTGGACACTTTTGTAATTGTTGAACCTTCTAAAGAAGACTCGGAACTTTTATATTCAAACGCAGATCTATTCTAAGTTGTCCACCTTAAACTAACCAAGGGTAATGTCTTCAGGATATTACCCTTTTTTTCTTTTGGACAGCCCATAAATTCTTGACTGCTATCATATTTATTGAATATTTATTTATAAAAAATATGAAACCACTCATCTCCATTATTGAATCCCAGCTCGATCTGTTTGTCCACCAATTTGGCTTTGCAAACCTTTCGGACTTCTTTAACTCTCTTGTCCACCCAAAGTTACTTCTATTCACACTCCCATTCTCGATCCTTAGCTTTTCCATCTTTGCTACGTTGGAAATTTGGCTTGGACTATCTTCAATGGCTATCGTTGGATTTATTTTTGCAGCAATCCTAGAACTAATAACAGGACTTTGTGCCAGTGTAGTAAAAGGAATTCCAATCGTCAGCAGAAAGTTTAGTAGATTCGGACTTAAAATTTTTGTTTGGCTTGGACTATTACTCGTTACCAACAGCTTCTATCTTTCTTATGTTGACAACCCAGATGTTCTTTCGGAAATTACTGAGTACTTCTTCTATACCCTACACAATATCCTGGTCATCTATATTATGACCGAATACATCATATCAATCCTTGAGAACTTCTCAGCCATCAATGGAAAATCTGATTCCATCCTCACAAGCTTTATCAAATCCAAAAGAAAACAAATTTTTAATTACTTGGACAAATCTACATCCCTTCAGAATGAACCTGAAGCTGGACAGGAGGAAAAAACTAAGCCAAGTGGGACTAAGACCAAGCCTAAGAAATAAAAGTGTCTTAAATCTAAAATAAATGGCTCGACCGCAAACAGGTGAATAACATAAGTTGTCCACCTGTTTTTTTTGTAAAAAATGCTAAAAATTAATATAAAAAGCATAGAATAGGCTGAAAGCCCCATCACTACTTCGTTTTAGACTGTTTAGATCAATACTTTTGAGTTTCATAATATAGATATAAAGAATCTCAAAAGTATTAACTAAAGAAGAATATTATATTGAATAATATAGAACACATACACTTTTAATATATACTGTAGGGGAAATACCCCAAAGAAAGTTTTGTGGTTTCTTAAGAAAGCCAAATAAAATTAATTAAGTTGGAAATTAATTTAGAATAAAAAAAGGCTTCTGAAATTTCTTCAGAAGCCAGAGTTAAGCTTAACTTAAAATTACTTAGCTGAGTCTTTGGAAACAGTGTCAACGACAACTGTATCTACAGCAACTTTGGTAGAGTCCTGCTTTTCCTTTTCGGTACAGCATTTTTCTTTGCAAGTTGTGCAGCTTCCCAAGAAAATACCGAGTGCTAAAATAAAAATTGCAATTTTCATTTGAAAGTATTAAAAATAAATGTGGTTTAAAGTGGTCTTTGGTTGACCTGTATTGTGCTATCTTGAATGTTTGAAGGTTCCATAGGAAGAAAGTATTCTTCTTCGGGGTAACTGAATCCATCCCAGATATCAGGATCATTGGCATTACTGGTTTTGAATTCATAATCCTCATCTATAAAAGATAGAAGGAATATATCCAGATCATCTTCAGAATAATCTTCGGAATATTTTTTTAAAGAATCTGGTAAATTTTTCTTTGGAGGGTTCATATTATAAAAATTTTATTCCACAAATATATATACTTTCAAATGAAAATAAAAGGATTTGTTTTAAATTATTTTTTAAAGTTCCAATTCTTTTTTTATTATCTCGATAGCAACCATAGCAAAAATCGCCATATGACAAGCTAATGATAGATAGCTTATCAAATCGATCCAGAAGCCTAATTGGAGCTTAGAAATTTTATAAAAAATTGGCATTTGAAGTATCAATAGAAATACTACAAGTATTCCAAAGTATTTTATTTTGCGTTCCATAGAAATACAATTTAAAAAGAACCCTCCTAAGAGGGTTCAGGTAACAACAATTAGGATTTCCTAGTAATATTTCTAAAGAACGCTTTGATATCTTCTGTAGAAGCTTCAGTGTTATCCAGCTTGATGAATTCCTCCAGGATGTCGTTTTCTTCTCCTTCGTTGAAGAATTCATCAGAAGCCAAACGGAGCTTCTCCATAAAACCAGCTTTCTTTGGTTTTACAATAGCTTCCACTTGACGAGTTTTAACTTTCTTCACGACCTTCTCACCAGTCTCTGTGACAATGGTGTTGGCAGCAACAGCATCTTCAACTGTCTCCACAACCTTTTCATAATCGGCTCCAGTATCCTCAATAATTTTGATAACAGTGTCGTGGGAAATCTCACCCTTCAAACATCTCTGTTTGATCGCTTCAGGAGCATTGGCAAGTTTCAAGTAGCGGTATACAAGGTTCGTCCTGTTTTTGCCATCTTCAGAAAGCATAGATGCAATCTTCTTAACATCCCATCCATATTTCTGCAGTCTTAAGAAAGCTTCAGCTTGTTCTACAGGATGCAAAGGTTGCTTTTGAACTCCTGTGATGATCATCTCTGAAAGACGAACTTCTGGGGAATTGTTCACAAGAATAGCTTTCACCCTGGAAACTGGAACCCCCTGCTCCAAAAGAAACATGATTGCTTTGTATCTTCTGTGACCATCCACCAAAAGATACCTGTCGGTCCCTTTGATGCGAGACAACTTCAGAGGCTCTTTCAATCCATGCTCCTTGATGGATTCTGATAATGCTTCAATGTTGTTATAAATCTGACGAACATTTTCTTCCCAGTTGACATCAATGTTTCTGATGTCGATCTGGATCATGTCTGAACGTGTTTCTTTGCTGATATCACCAAGAAGTGTATCAAATTGATTACCGAGATTTGTGGTTTCCATAATTGTTGTTTTTAAAAATTAAATAATATAGTTCGTTTGAAAAATTATAATTTTTGTTGCTTCAACCAGATCCAATACATAGTTTCATAGGTTACACTGCTTATTTCATAAGAAGGTAAATATGTTTCTAAAAGAACTTTCTTTTCTTCTTCAGAACGTCTCCCCCACCATCTGACAGCCAATTCTCGATCTGTCAGTTGTATACCGTTTTCAGATTTGATTTTAATTAACTCTTCCATAATGCTATAATTTTAATGATTCAAATTTGTAGTAACAAAAGTAGTAAACCTTCTTCAGAATTCCAAATTTTTTCAAAAGAAATTTTAAAATAATTTTCTGAAGAAATAAAATTATTTTTCTTTATCATGATTTTTATTTTCTTTAAAGGTTAAATGAAAATAATATATGGCTCCAAAAAAGAAAAATTGAGAAATATGCAGCCATAAACTTGTAATGAAATAATTATCATATTCAATTTGACATGCAAAAATATAAAAACATAAAACTCCTAATGAAAAGAAAATTAATGTTAATATCTTATTTTTCATATTTATTAATTTGTGGTCCTGACAGGATTTGAACCTGTAATTAGGATTATTTAATCGGGTTCCATACCGTTCCTACCTTTCGGTGCGTCTACCAATTCCGCCACAGGACTTTTGTTTTATCCTTTATAAGTTAAAGTTTTTTCATCACCTTCACAAAGTTCAAACCAATGATATTTTTCAGGGGTAACATCTTCTACACTATGCTCAAGTTCTAAATATATCAGATCAGATAATTCAGCACGTACACTATCTGCTAACATTTCTCCAGTACTCATCTTTCTAAGTGTATCGAGTTGTTTTTTTGTAGGTTTTTTTTTAAGTTCAAGAGTGTGTGTTTCTGTGACAGAAAACTTTAAGCTATACGTTTTCATAAGTTAAAAATTTAAAAAGTTAAAAATAAAATTAATTAAAAAGTTTTAGATATATTTCAATTCTTTTTTTTTCCCTTTGGAAGTTTCAGTTTTCTTTTGAGGTTTAGATTCTGGCTTCTCAACTTTCACTTCTTCAGAAGCTTTAGGTGCCTTTGGAGCAACACCCTCTTCACAACGGATCTCGATTTTCTTGTAATGCTGAAACTTCCTGGCATCATCACAGATATAGCGAATTTCATAAGTTCCATTCTTCTCATCGATTTCTTCAGAAACAATATCTTTTCTTCCTTCATACATCAGGATCCGATCGACATCATTTTTTGCCTGCTTGAAAGTTGGAAAGGTTTCTCTGTACATCAGGTGATTCCATTCAGGCTTTTTCCAATCTTTGCAGCCACTGTAATAATATGCCCTATATATTTTCGCCATGAGAAACGTATTTTAAAAATGATTCACCAGCTAATACATAATGTTCTGCATACCAGGTTGCACCTTTTCTGTGTGTATCAAGCTGGCGTTTAACATACTCAACCAAAGCATCCTTATTGGAGTCCATATTAAAAACCATGATGCTGCGCTCTAACATAAAAACAGCTTTTTCAGCCTCAACTTCATCAGAAGAAAGTACTCTGATTTCTTTAGAAAGATTTTCAATAATCTCAGATTTCATAAGTCAAATGTTTTAACAGTGATTTAATGGGAACAAAAGTCTCACTTTCTTTTGGCATTTCCAAATTTTTCTGAAGAAATTTTAAAACTTTCTTTAGAGAATATTTATAATAAAATTTCATGAAAATCAAATTAAGCGAACTCAGACAAATTGTAAAAGCAATTATCAAAGAAGAACAAAACAAAAAAATATTGAATGAGTTTTTTTTTAAAGATTTCCCTTATGAAGGAGGAAAATTTACAGGAAATATTGAAAAAGGAAAACCTGATGGTATAGGTGTATTTGTAAATAAAAATGGCGTTGAAATAAAATGGGGTTTTTATTTTGGTATGCCTTTAAATAATATTTCTTGGGATGAATTAAATGAGATAAAAACTAAAGAAGAATATGAAAAAATATATTCTGAAAAAGTTGGTAGTAATGGATTTAAACGCTCAACTGATAGTATTTTCAATCCTAGTGGGGATCTACTATCATATGATAAAATTCTTAGGACTTTTGAAGATAATTTGATAAAATCTGAAAATTCTGATGAAACCTACTATAAATTAACTGCTAATGAAGCTAAATATTTCTTTACAACAGGGGAAGTTAAATTAAGCGTAAAAAATTACTTTTTTTCTGATTACGTAATAAAATCTGCATTTGAATTTAAAGAAGCAAGAGAACGTAATTTGACTATTGTAGCGGATCCAGGCGAAATGATGGCTTATTACTTTAAAAAATTAAGACGTGTGAAAAAAGACAAAGAAACAATTGATAAACTAATAGATATAGCAGAAAACAACTGGGAACTTGCTCTCACTCTATACAAACACCAAGAAATAAGATAAAAAAATCTTTATGAAAATCAAATTAAGCGAACTCAGACAAATTGTAAAAGCAATTATCAAAGAAGAAACCGATATACCTCAAGAGGAGATTGAAAGATTCACTTGTAAGGATTGTGGTACTTATGATTACGATATGTATATGGTAAATGATGACATCTGGAGTGAATATGGTAATGAATCAAATACTCTTTGTATGAACTGTTTAGAAAAACGAATGGGAAGAAAATTAACCAAAGATGATTTTTCACAATATAAAAATGCTCCAGCAAATAAATATAATCCACAGGTTAAAAAGCTTTTTAATAGTGGGATATTTAGATTTAGATTTTAAACAGCTGCCAAAAACCACTCTTCATAAAAACCAAAACGCTTCCAAAAGGAAGCGTTTTTTTTTCTTTAGAAATTTTTTAACCAAATACAACTTCACCCATCACACACAACTGCAGAAAGACGTCAGCATCATTTGCATCATATTGTTCCAATAATATATTTTCCCAAACTTCAGGGTAATCTTCTTTAGTAATACTGATCCCTTTCAAAATTGAATCCATATCGACACGCCCCAATAATGCTTTCTCTTTATCTTCAGCGAATAATTTTTCATCCACAATATCACCTTGAATATGATAATAAGAATCATCCATTTTCCCCAAAATTTCTTCCACGAGCTCTTTATCATAAAATATTACTTCACCACCATTCAATATAAACTTACCAATTTCTTCAGATGATGGTTCGCCTGTATTATTAATCTTATCAGAATTTCCTACGTAATACCAATAATTGGATCCACCTTCGAGAGCTGTGACAAATAAATTGATTATATCTTCTTTTGTTAATTTACGATTCAATGCCTCCTTCTTATATTTTTGATATCTGAACTCATGACTTATACCGTTTGCAGAACTTAAATCCCATTTAACAAGTTTTTCAATAGAATCTTCCAGATCAAATTCCTCCAGTTGTTTTTTATTATATTTTAAATCTCTTGATGTTTCCTTATAAAGAGTATCCATGGTTTCTTTAAGTGTTTCAGCAACATCTGGAGGTATTTTTGAATAATCAATATTTTCCATTCTCTCTATCCTTTGAGTTAATTCACCTACATTTTTCTTCAAATTTTCTAATGTTTGAACAGCTCTTTTTCTAGCTAATTCCCTAACCTGGTCCATCTCTTCTGGGGTTAGATCATAATTTTCGCTTATCAAAAATTTATGTTGAGATTCAGTTATAATTATTTTCATTGCCTGCTTTTAAAATAAATATAAAGAAACTGAAATTTTCTTAAGAAAAATTATGAAATGTCAGAAGAAAGTCGTACCTTTGATACTATCGGAGGCTAAACTGTAAAGTTGGGGGTTTGTAATCCAACCCAACACTAAATCGAAATTTTCGTATATTGAACATATTCTAATACCAAAAATATTTTTTGTTAAAGTTCCAAAAAAATTTGGTTTTCTCAAAAATGCTTCCCACCTTTGCTGTACCCTGAGTGAAGGCTCAGGTCGCAATCAGTGCCAAAGTTCAGTACTTTACGTATATTGCTACTATTGAACATATACATTACCTCCTTTAGAAAATTTTTAGTATATCTTATGAAGCAAACTTTGCTAGCCTGGGGTTTCAAACCAGATAAAAATCCGTATACCTTCAAAAGAGGTACCACAAAAATTGTCGTTTGGAAGAATGTAGACTTCGCTACAGTCCATTTTAAGAAAATTAAACAAACATTTTATTCAAAAGAAAGCTTAGTAGACTTCCTTTTGAAAAATTTTAAATTCCCTCAGCCCTGAGATCGTTCTTTTGAACGTTTCAGGGCTGATTCATTTGAACATTTTTGGTAAAACACCGTGTTTTTTGACACTTTTTTCCTTTGAAATTTAATATTTCATTGGAAATCAATCACTTATGCAATTTATGGTCATCCAATTGAACGTTTTTGTTGTATTTTTTGGTAAAACACCGTGTTTTTTGACACTTTTTGGTCATTTCTGGTCCCTGGACAGCCGAAATTTGACCTTGGACACTCACATTTTCATGAGAAACCTGATCTTTTTCAAAAGAAAATTGAATATACGTTCTTTTGAACCTGGACTGGGACGTTTGAATCTTCGTATATTGGAGATATGATATAAATTTCGTATACACATTAGGACATTTTTTGCTTCCCAAAGAAATTTTTTATGATTTCTCTGGGAATTTTTTATTTTTCTTTGGAAAATTGTATATTAATAAAGAAAATTTTATGAACAGATTATACGAAATTGTCAATTATTCGAACAACCACCTGTTTGATCTCTACGAAATTAACGAAAAACGTCAGAAATACAAAAGATTCCGAATTCAGAAGCCTGAACTGATGAAACTCTTATCTCCTAATGAAGCCTCAGCTCTTGAAAAAGGGACACTTCAATTCGCAACAATGAGCGAAAGAGTACTTCAAGAGAAAGCTATGATAATTTTCTAAAGAAAGTTTTTTATGTTGTCCATTGGAAATAGGTGGGACATTTCCTTTGAAAGTTGATTTGGGACAATATTTTTTTTTAATCCTCCAATAGAAAGTTTTTATACTTCTTTGGAGGGTTTTTTATTTTCTTTAGAGTGTCCAAATCCAGCTGGGGAGGGAGTTTAGCTACCCCCTTCAAAAGAAAGTTTAAAAACCCACAAAAGAAAGTTTTGTAAAACCCTCAAAAAACAAAATATTATTTCTTAAGAAATTGTGAATTTTCAAAAAAAGTATTTTTTTTTATCAAAAGGGCGTTTTTGAAACCCCTATTAAAAAAAAAGTTGTAAAATTTTTTGCTTCCTGAATTTTAGAATAGGTATATAATTTCTTTAGAAAGTATAATAA